ATCCGTAGCAGGGCTGGTTTCCCTCGCGGGACCAGTAGGCTAAACGAGCCTGGCGATTACCGCTGCCAACAGGCAGCAACAACTAAAGCTACCGCGTCTCACATGGCTGCCACAAAGGGCAGTGCAGCCATACCGACATCACCAACAACATCGGCAATGTCTTTGACTCCATGTCCCAGCGACTCAGCCTCGCCAATAACCTGATTCCAAGTGGACTCAGATGCTGGCGTGTGCATGACGTGTCCGGCGTAAGCGGGATTAAGCGGATCAAACCTCATTCTCCACTCAATAGTGACGAGGTACTTCAACGCAACGTTGTCGGGATTGTACACGAAAATCGGTCCAAAACCTTCAAAGTCGACAGGATAATTGCCATCATCCCACTTCTGGTTGCCACTAGCAGCAAGTCTACGCGGTACAAAATCGGACAAGACAGACATATTGTTTGGGATAGCGTTAACCTGGACACCACGGAGGGCTAACTTGCCCGCAGAACAAAGTCTGGGAGCGCTGTATGACACAAGCTCCTCCATAACCTGCTTCCAGGTACGACCGTCACCCATCAAATCAAGAACCGTCTTAGAACGTCCAATATAAACAATGCCAGAGGCATCCTGCAGCGATTCTGCATTCATAACCTGCACAGTAATGGCAGCTGGGACCATTCTGGCGCCAGTGATACTACTTTCTGCAAGAGCACCGCTAGTAAAGAATTTGGCGTTGCCGTCACCTGACGTATCACCAATAGCGGTATCAATTCCTCCAGCAGTTGCATTTGTCACTGCAATGTTGGTTGTCCAAGTGGTATCAGTAAACTGATTGGCGTTCCCCTTAAATGTGCCGAAGAATACAGCTTCACGGCCTGTGTTCACGATGTCGGTAGTCCTTATGACTGTATAGGCGCCAACGGCTCGTGGAAGCGGCAAATGAGAAGGGTGCAAAGCGTTCAAAGCATGTGCACAATTCACTTTCTTCTTGCCCTGCTTCCTCTTAACCTTAGGAAAGGCCGCTGTAGTCACCCGACCGACACCCTGTTTAATGCCGTATAACTGACGGCCACCCTGCTTCCTTTTCAGGATACGTTTAAGGGCGGCACGCGCACGTTGATTCTTGGTAACCATTGCAAAGCAGCTCAATGCTGAAAGAGAGCAGCAATAGCTTTAGGTTGATGCACTGTAAGCAGCAGTGCGAGAGAGAGGTGCCTTTTAGGCTGCAGCTGGTGTCTATGCCATTAAGCTGCATGGAGTGGCCGGGCACGCGGTGATACGTGCTCCCATCCCGGCCGGGTTACCCTCACCTACGTGACAGGCGAATCGCCATTCCACGGCGTGACATTATCAAGCGCAAGTGGCCGCGGGGGCTCAAGCAATATAATCCCGCGTGCTTTGCTAGCCATATGCCACGACCCGCTTCCAGGCTAATCACCCATTGGGTGTAGGTTCGGGGACACAAGCACTGAAGTACTCCACTAAATCGGCAGAGACTTTTGCCCATGACAAGCTCGAGTCTCTAACCGACAAAATGATGGCGCACTCTGCGGTCAGTACCTGCGCAGCCAAAGAGGCTACCGTAGCCACGGGCCTCTTTCGCTGGTGGTAGCCTAAGCCACCAGTTACTTCTTACGTCTGCCTCGTCGTATAGGGGCCGCACCCCCCACGACTGACACCGTCACCGCCGGTATCCCACACCGGCGGCGATCCCCACGCTCAAACGCCCGCCCGTCGCGTGCGTGCTAAACGCGACGGGCGGCTATGACTCCTTACCAACGGCGGGGGCCATCGGCACCCGCCTCCCAGGAGTGGGAGCTGGCAGCTTCACTCCCCTTACCGCTACGTCCAAGCGCTCCCCGGCCCGCCTTAGTAGGGCGACGTGTCCCGGGTTGGCTCTGAGCTTTGACACTCTTGTTCTGTCCACTCGAAACACTCTCAATGAGCCGCTGACGGAGTACCTCCAATGGTACGGAGGACTTCTCGCTGATCTCAACGGCCTTAGAGAGCCGCTCGACCATGTTGACGAAGCACTCTTCCAAGGGCCCCAAATCAAACAAGGCGAGATAAGACACAGGGTCGAGGATGTGTTCCTCCTCGATGACGATTCCCCGTGCAATACCATCCAACTGCTGTAAATGCTTACGAAGGTAATTTCCATCCTTCAAGACACCGGGGCAAGCCAGGCCCCAGGCATTGGCATTGGCCTCCAAGCACTCCTTTGAATCTACAGTGGTCCGCGCTAGCACGGCACCGATGGCCTCGTGAGCCTTCTCGATGCTATCGCCAATAAAGCCGGTGGCTTCTGGCATGTTGCGGGCCTCTTGTGTACGATCCCCATAAAGGGGTACATCAAGGATCTCCGGCTTGGTACCGGAGGCTCGGGCCAGCGTCCGCAGACGCTGCAGATGGTATGTGGCGGTGTTGTAGACGACGTACCTGGTGAACAACGCAAAGCGCATCTCCGTACACATGGAAAGGCACCTTGTGGCGTTGAGCCGATGGTAGGCCGAATCCGCAACGCCGATGCGTCCGGTGGGCGTGTCCACAACCTTGAGAGCAGCAGACAACGTCCATGCCATTTTGTCGAGGCGCTTGATGGGCTTCGGAACATACGCGAAGTTGCATTCCCCGTCTTCATTTGTCACCTGGGCCACGATCATTGAGGTGACCTCAATACAAGATCGGGGCCCGCCATGTGAATCCAAATGCTTGGAATCAATGTATGCTGGCTCCCAAACCTCATTGGTGGCTGCACAGATGCTCTTGATGAAGTGGGTGACGGCGGACGTGTTAGTCTCGTCCTTGCGTCGAACAACGCGAATGATGGTATCATCCCCTTCATTGATGTGGGCAAATCCATCCGTCAAACATTCCTTGACGGCTATCCCATCATTCATGTGGGGATACATCAAAGACTCATACTCGTCAATGGGCTGTGCGCTCCTGCCTGAGCTCCACTCAAGCCACTTGAGGTAAGCTTTCTCTCCGTACCCCTGCAAAATGCCGGAGCCAACGGAGACATCACCGCCATAGCGGTTAGAAATGCTTGTGGGCCCAATGCCAGACATCAAGTAGTAATACTGAATGTTGGCAGCGACGGTGAGATATATGCCACGCCACTCAATACGACGAACATGACGCTCGTCAGCATTCATGACGGCAGGTGTGTTGTCGTCGAAATACGAATCGGTCAACACAGCTGCCATCTTCATGCTGCAATTCTCGTACTTGGCCCATTTGCGATGGGTCCATGTGGCGTCGTTGGCACCTTTGTCGGTTCCGATGACAACGCAATCATCGGGAGTGTGAGCGGCAAAACGCGCAACCTTAAGCGCTTTGCCGGTCAACGAACAACCCTTGAAATTGCGAAATCCAAATTGGTCCGTGTGGAACTTCTCCATGATCTGGGTGATGGCTGAGGTTCCGCATTGATGTTTGAGAGCATCGGCCTGGTTGACCCCCGGCATAGTAATGAACCGGGCGCGGCTTCCGCCCTCACCACTCTTGCAGAACACTGCAGCTCGGATGATATCACGAGCGCCATACTCTTCGTCCCAATCAATCTCAGATCGCACCATGTCGTACGTCGCCTGATCAATGGAGTGTGGTTTACCTTCAGTTTTGATCGTAGCTTTCTGGAGCGGCTTCTGCAACCACTCTCGGAACAACTCGACATGCTGTTTGGTAATGTCCTCCCAGACGCGATTCTGGTATCCTGAGAGCTTCTTGTGGAGAGCCTCAGCTTTGTCATGAACGACTTCGAGGACTTCCCCACTCGGCAGAGGGATGAACTTTGTGACACGGCAAAAGTGTCGACTGTAAGCGCTGACCCATGACTCGGGGTTCTTAGTGTCCAACGGTGGGCGTGCACCTGTAATGTTGGGGCCACAATAGAACGCATTCTGGGTAGCGCCTCCCTCGGTCCTCAAGCTCTGCTTGAGAAGCTCTTCGTGCTGATCATCGGTGATGGTAACCATCATATCCTCGTACGGTGTACCGGCGAACTCAGTGGCTGGCAAACAGGGTATGAGCCCAACGCTCGACCCCTGCGCACGATTGAGTGCCGCAATGGAGCGCTCAAGGCGCTCTTCGGCTCCCTTCATTCCACGATTCGGGGGAAACCACACTGGGTCCCCAATGTCGTCGGCAGACCAATAGTCGGCGGACTCGCCGCTGTCACCATCCATGCCATCATCGACAACATGGCTCCGGGTGAGGCCGATATCGGCGCAATGAACGGCAGTGTCACGGCCATTCTGCGCTCGATTGAGAGCCTCAGCCAATAGCAACAACTTGACAGATTGAAGGTACTGGTACTCCGCTGCCGGTGTGTCAAAACGAACATACTGGCGATTCCCACTGGAAATCTTGCCAGATTTCGAACTGGCCAACTTGGCAGCCACAGCCCCTGTGGCCTGAGTCAAGTAGTACGAGGGTGGCGACCTTGATGATCCAAAGCACTTGTCTGCGATCCCACGGACTGATGCCCTTGTGTGTTCACTGACACGTATGTCAAACACAAGCAAGTCTTTGCCGCCAACAAGCCCGAGACTGATGCCACTGCATCCTGTTGCACATAGAGCAGCCCGCACACGAGACGGGGGCGGTTTGCCCACGAACTCTGCAGCATGCTCAATAGTGCCAATTTCCTCGGGAATGACCACGCGCACCAGGCATTCACCTTTGCCCAGCACGAGTCCCGTGGCCGGTTTCGTGTCGGCGGCGAGGAGTTCGGCAGCAATGCTCCTCGCCTCGCGCAAATATGGCTCTGCTTCCGGTCGATATGAACAGAACCTGACCTCTCTCTGTCCCCGCGTCAGCCCCTCTCCGCGTGGCGGAGTATTTAAACCCAGGAGCTGGTAGCCGCGTTCTTCAAGGCAGCCTCTGAACGCTTTCTTGTAGGTTGTGTCAAAGGCTGTCTTTACGGAGCGGTCGACCGCGCCAGCGGCGCGCCCAACAAATGTCGATCGTACCACGGATGAAATGTGGTCGAACGCTTGCTCTCCGCCTTGAAACAAGCCCTCCATAATGCTTGTTATTGAACGCCTCGCGGGGTTGGACCTCGCCTGGTCCTCGGGTAGCAATAAATGCGTTGGCGCACCGAGCGCCAAGGATTTTGACTGTTGCCTCCGTTAGGCTTGAG